TTAATTATAATATAATTAATAGAGGGTGTCAACCCCCTATTAGAAAACTACTAGGCGAACCTAGCAGCTTTGATTCCGAACTTGTTTCTTAACTCTTGAAGTCTTGTTGCTTTTTGTGCTTCCCATTCAGCGATTTCTTCGTTTGTCATTTGAGTCAAAGCCCAAGTTTGAGTTTGTTGGTTGAAGATTGTTTTTTTCATTGGTTTGTTTTGTTTCCTACTCTTTAATTATAATAGAATTAATTAAACCTGTCAACCCTTTTTCAAAAAAAGATTTGCCCCATATTTCAGGGGCAATGTTTTAGAAGTTGTAATCGTGAAATTTGACCCATCCTTGGCCGATTATGGTGCGCCTGTTGCTTCCTTTTTCGTACCATTGATTGTCGTTGCCAAGATAACCTTCTGTGATTTCGCCATCAGGATTTTCTGTGATAATCCATCTTTGTTCCCTATTGTTTACGCAATGGCCTGCAAATCCGCCTGCAATCATTTCTGGTTTCCAAGTAGGGTCAAGTTTGGCGTTTGCTCTTTGTAACTTGATACGCTTGCCTTTTCTTTCAATAACTGTGTAAGGGTTTGTATCTGTATAAAGAGTGATGTGCGCCTGATCGCCAACCTGAAAGTCTTTGTGATCGGGGGGAACTGTATAAGGTCTGAACATTTGTTTAGCTGGTTTGTGAACAATTTAATTATAATAGAATTAAATAAACTTGTCAACCCCCCTAAAAAATTAATTCTAAAAAAATTGATACTTGACAAATCTAATTAATTATATTATAATAGGATTAAGGGCAAAAGCCCCCGAACCTAGAAAATTTAAACCAATTAAACCAAAAGGAGGTAACTTTGATTAAGTTCACAAAGTTGCAGGCTGAATTGCTTGCTGATCGTCCACCTGATTGTATAGCTGATGCCTTAAATCAGACTTACGATTGGAATTTCGATTTAATCTTCGGCAAGGCTCAAGACCTTAACTTTGATATTGAAAGACGTCAATCAATCAAAGAAGATTTAGATAATTATGATCTAGAAATTCTTCACGATATGGTTGACGGAAACACGATCATGCAAGGTTTGGCTGATATGGCCGAGTTCGAGGAAATTACTAAAAAAGAATTTGGTAATTACAAACGAGCATTTAAGAGCCTTATCAAGAAGCTGAACAAAATCGGCGAAGGTCACGAAAGTTATCCAATCAAGGATAACTGGATGTTGTACTACTAAACAATCGCCCCCTTCGGGGGGCTACAAACAATTCAAACAATTCAAACTAAAAGGAGAAATCATGTCTGAATCTAAAAATTCAAATTCTGATAAAAAAGTTATTTTAATTAATGATGATACGATTGCAGTTTTTTTGACGTATCACGAATTACATCTTCTGATGGGTGTTATGGATGGAAGTTCTGGCTGTGACAAAGATGCGGACTTAACAGACCCCAAAGACCCAAATTACACATCGGAATATGCCGCCATTGATGACAAGCTCACATTTGCGGCCAAAGGCGTTTTTTACAATGACGTCTATAAGAGAAAAATCAACCCACAAGATTTAATCTAAATGATGCGCCCCTTCGGGGGCGTTTACTTTATCGCTTTTTCTTTTCTGTCCATTTAGTGAACAGGCTGTTCGGTTGATCTGCCTTTGCCAAGAAATTTCCATAAAGATTATTGTCTAATATCTTTAATCCATCTTTCTTTGTAAAGGTCGCAACCAGTATTGCTTCGCCTGTTTTATTCATGTCATAAAGTTCAAAGTCATCAAAGACGCCCGCCCTGATCGCTTCAGGAACAACCTTCGATACATCCCTATGGACATTGCGAACATACTTCGGGGGAACTAATCGCTTTGTCTTCAGGAACCTTTGATAATTTCTTTCTAGTGCTGTTGCAATTTCGGCTGTTGCATATTTAGCGCGAACTTCCATCCCGCGATCTGTCATCATTTTAATTTTGCCTGATAAACTTTTCAGACTTCCATCGCCAGTACCATCAAGCATTGTATGGTAACGGCGTTGTGCACACTCTCGCATTAATCGTTTACTAATCCAACTAGATTCTTCGTGAACATAGCCTGCGGCGGCTTCTGATATTTTTCCGCCCTTCGCCTGCATTGCCTTAAATTCTGGCAAGCGTTTTTTTATTTCATCTGAGTCAATAACAACAGTTCCTTTTTTTAATGGCGATTTCTTAAGCATGATTGATTTACCAGAAGCCGAACCGCCGCCCGTCATATAGAAAATAGGGTTCTTTTGTGCGCGTGGATTATTTTCCGCAATAATATCTTCTACAATCTGATCGTGTAACTTTTGACGTTCAGGCGTCCACTTTGTAAGGTTTGAAGGTTCTGCGTCCTTTGCAAGTGAACCGTTTGAATATCTTTGCCAAGTATAAGGTGCGCTCTTTCTTTCCCTTACAACATCAGGAACAACTTTTATTTTATCTGCATTTTTTCCATATGCGGCCTGTAACTGCGCCAAAGTTTTTTCTGAACCATCAACAGAAGCAAATTTTCTTATCGCCTGATCGCCGCCATATTTTTTCGATAATTTATCAAAAAATCGAACTTTATTTGCGCCAAGTGCTTTTGCCTTTACAGCGGGCGATTGTTGTGAAAGCCAAGTTCCGTATGATTGCCCTGCGGGTACTAGACCGCTTTCTGATGGCCTGAAACCCCTGCGTCTGGGCGCTTCGATCTTACGACCAAAAACACGGCTCAGATTGTCATAATCTATTTCGGCAACTGTTCTTGATCTGCAATTGAAATGTTGTGGCGGCTCTGGCCCTTTTCCATATTCAAATACCTGTTGATCTAATAAACGACAACGTGAACTGGTTCTGCTGTCTAAGGTTGCAAGATAACGATATTTTTTTGTAGCATCTGGGTTTGCCTTATAAACTTGTTGCGCCGCGACATTACTTACTTGATTTAAAGAAGTTCTAACAATAGTCATTACCTGATAATTTGCGGCTCTTGTCGCGTTGCCGCCTGCCATCGCTATCTGCCGAACATTACCTTTGGAATTAAACCTTAACTGCCCGATCAATCTAGTTCTTATCTGTTGTGTTGTATCGCCTGCCAATAATCCATCGCGAATCTCACGCCCTAGTTTTTCAGCGCTCTTGTTTGTAATACCACGAAAAGATTTTCTGATTGATTCGCCATTTGGTAATTCGATCAATTCACCTTCTTTTGCTGTCAATGAAAATTTGACCCCCGCCCCGCCTGCAATGGTATTTAATGAATCGCTTAAAATCTGGACGTTTAATTGTGATGCGCTTGTATTTACAACAGCTTTTGCAAATGCTGGTGTAACTTCGACAGTTCTTATTGATGATCTGATGCCTGCGGGCAATGCCTTTTCCATCTGATCGGTTGCAAATTCTGTTTGCAATTTTGCAACGGCTTCAGATACAAGTTGCATATCTTTTGTCGATTTAACATCCCATTTTTTCAAACTTTCTTTTGTCTGAACTAATAAAGCCCGCAAACGTGTGGCTGTATATTTAGGTTGATTAGCCCTTGGAAGCCTTTCTATTGCTTCTAATTTATCAACTGCCCTTATTATTATTCGATTATAGGATTGGACGATTTCACGCGAAACTTTATTTGAAAATCTATTTAAATCTAAGCTATTACGAAAATATTCTTCTGGTATTAAATCAGGGTAAGGAATAGATGCCCCAAGTTTGGA